AACTTAAAATAATCATGCAAATGTGTAGACCCCTTACGTGCACCGTAATGAGTATCTGTTATTATGGCAAATTTCATCTATTATTATTACGATACTGAATATTATCTTTAATGGTATTGAAATCAGAACTGCTTCCTGACATTGCATTATCGTCAACTGCCATAACTTCATCGAATCCACTTCTCTCAATGATCTTTGTCTTTATATCTAATTGTTTCTTTTCTTTTTGAATTCTTCTGAGAAACGCATAATGTATAACCTGCGTAAAGTAAGCAAAAGGATTTTTGGATTTCTCAGGATCAAAGTTATGTATGTATTGAACGCAATTTTCGATTCCATCTGAGATCATATCCTCTCTAAACATGTAATTGACAAAGTTCGGTTTATACGACAAGTGAGTAGCAATCTTTAGAAAACAAGATCCAAGATAGTTTGATATAGGGGGTTTACCCTCCCATGGTCCTGACTTTGGTGGATCTATACCATGTTTTTTGAGGTATGCTGCTTTTGCAAGTAATGCTGTTCCTCTATAAACAGTTATAGCCTGTAATAGCTCCTTATTATTTACATAGTGTTCGGATTTCTTTCTAGGCATAATGTTTTATTTTTCTCATATTAATATTATAACATACTTTAGATACTTGACAAGTCATGTAAATATTAGTATAATAACTCTGTAAGGGTTCAAAGGGATATAAAGTAGTTAAGTTTCTTTATTAAGCTTAAAGGTTCTTTCGAGATTTTTACGAGCATCTTCAACTGAAGAGATGTAACCCATTTCGTGATTTGGTTTTATAAGACCATTAATATCATATACAGAATCTTCTCCATTAATATAGTGATTATATAAATTAATTAATTTTTCATCATGAGATTCGGTCATAGTAATAATTTTATCTAATCTAATCATAAAAATATCGTCTTCTGGCAGATCTAACCAAGGTTTAACTTTGATATAAGTTCCATGAGCATTTGAATTTACTCCCATGATTACAGGACTTTGGAGAACAACTATAGTATCATTATCTTGATCATTGTCCACAAGAATAAGTGAGAAGATTTCTTCCCCCGAAACTAATTTAATAATTGCGTAAAATTCGTCTCCCATTATTTTTTAAGTGGTATGTTGACTATATCATAATCAAAATTCTCTTCATTGTAAATTTTAATTCTTTCAATTAGGTGGTTAAGTGTATAATTTTTTCGAGATTTATAACTAATGTCATCAGCAATATCATAAAGAGTTGCTCTTGTCTTCTGATTACCCTTCCTTAGAACTCTTCCGATAGACTGTAAATTACGTATTCTTGACTTAGATGGGGATGCAAAAATTATATTGTGTAAATTTTTGATATTAATCCCAGTGGAAAAAGTCCCGTACGAGGCAACGATAATAGCATCATTCTCTTTTTCAGTGATTTCTCGAACCTTTTCCCTGTCCTCGGTGTCCACTCCACCATGAATAAAAAAGACATTTCGACTCTCAATAATATTACTATTATTTATCAAATTGTAAAGAGGTTCTCCGTGCTTCTCAACTCTGGCAAATAGTATCAAAGTATTGCCTTTGAGATCAAGAGCAAGGTTCTTGATAAAATTATTTCGTTTATCATGTCCAATAATATACTGCACTTCTTCTTCAAAATTTTCAAATTTATTTGGTGGGTGTTTCAATAGAAGCACGTTGATATCTAGTTTTGCAAGGTGCCCTTTCTTCATGAGCTCGTCAGTTTTTATGATTTTATAGGAAGGTCCGAACAATCCCTCAAGAACCCATTTATGAGTCTCACTTCCGTCTAACGTGCCAGTAAATCCAAATCGATATTTTGCACTATCAAGTTTTGTCATTATAGATATTAATGACTTTGATTTAAATTGATGAGCTTCATCCCCAACCACAACAGAGAATCTCTCAAAATAATTTCTGGGGAGTTTATAGATTGACTGCCAAGTCGTAATGATTACCTGAGAGTCCGTCTCTCGTTCTTTACCTGCGTATATCTTGTGGCAAAATGAACCAACATCCCAACCATAATCTGCAAAATCTTTATACATCTGTTCTACTAGCGATGTCGTCGGAACGACTATCAAAATATTTTTCTTGTTACCAACATAATATCGAACAATCGAGTATATCATCAGAGACTTACCCGATGCAGTTGGAGATATCAATAGTTTTCTATTATGTCTTAAGGCGTCGTATACTCCATCAATCTGATAGTCTCTGGGTCGATATTTAGATATCGAGTTCATATAATCTTTAACACCCTCTTTTGAGATAAAATCATTCACCTCAAAGGGAGTTCCATAGTATTCACTATCCGTGAATTCGTATGTATATTCGTGATCTTTACAAAATTGTATGATCCGATCAAGTAATCCTATGTATATTTCCCCCTTCTGCGTATTAAATAACCTTATCTTACCATCCCAAAATTTCTTTTTATATGCTGGTGAAAACTTTGCATTTGGAATATCAAAGGTGAATTGATCAGACAACTCATAGTAGATATGAGGTTCTGCGTGTATCTTCAAATACACTTCATTCTTTTTTGATATAATCAAATGTGACATTAGACATGCTCATCTGATTTTATTTAGCTACGTAAATCCAGACTGGAAACGATGCCATTCGATTGCATTTTTAATTTGATAAGTGCGATTTGATACAGTTCGTATAATTTCTTCTAGAAACTTTAGAGTAGTATCATAATATCTTATCTTTAAATCTATCTTAGTCATCCTCTCATCGGCATCTAGATGCCTCTGTATTGCGTCCTTTTCTCTTACCTTATACGGAAATGGATCTTCTTCATAAATCTTGGGATCTGCCTTTCCTGTGTAGTAATTATATCTTTCTAATTTAATCTTTGCTTTTTGGTCTCTTGCTTTTTCTCGCATTAAAGTAATAGTATTATAGATTGTATAATACTTTGCATGTAACTGAGGTATTTTTAGTGACTCATCATGTAGGTTATCAGGATCTATGGTAGCATCTCTTTCCCACATTTCCTGAATTTCATCAAGATTCATAAAGGAGTTCTTCCGTCTGGTTTAACTATATTATACACTGTATATCGAAAAATTGCATCTGCTGTAAAGTAATTGACATCTGTTTCTGTTGCTTCAAATTCAAGTGAAGATAAACTAACTGGAAATAGATCAAAGAACTTAACAATTGCTGTCGTATTGAAATTGCTATTCAATATGTGTAGATTACCATCACTAAAAACTTCTTCATTATCTCTTAATCCATCTTGATCTGTGGTTGCTTTTTTAAATTGGTCTGTTGTTTCTGGATATCCAAGTCCTGTTAACCAATTATGTATTGCCATGTAGTTTTCCATATTCTCATCGACTAAAAACCGAAGAGAAAATTCACCATACTGTAACTTATCACCAGGCACGTCAATATCTTTTAGATAACTTGGTTGCAATGCTGTGCCAAGAGATATCTCAGGTATACGACTTGAGTTTGAAAAAAATGTTACCTTTGGTGTTTTTGATAAAGTAAATTTAAATCCAATAGGAGATAAAAAATTACGATTCTCAATTTGATTGGAATAAATTCTCGACATTATTCACTTACCACTACTGCATTTTTCCACCAAGTAGGTTGATATGTATATGTTTTACCACCTGTAATTCTTGTTTCTGTTGATGCTTTTTGTGCATTAGCATCTGCTTCATTTACATATACTTTGCGATTTTCGTATATATTTGTCCAATGATTATCTCCTGCATAATATTCATTTCCATCAGTTGGAATTGCAGAACCTAAGAGACTTGACTTTTTAATATGATAAGGCATTATTCTTCCTCCACAGGTGGTTTTACTTTTTTCTTGAATAGTGTTGGCAGTTGACCTTTACTTTTAGTAAATTTAACAGCAGATGGGGATTTGGATGTCATACTAGACATTTTTTCTTTCGATGTAGCAAATCTTCTCCTAGCAACATCAGCACGGGTTTCTGTAGGACTCGCATCGGAATCCATATCTTCCATAAATTCCTTGAAATTTTTCATATTAGTTTTTAGTTATTTAGAAGAGTTTTGTTGATCCTTTATATTTTTTTTAATAATTTTTGCGTAGATCACTTCTTCCTTTGTATACAAAAAAGGATTTTTTTTTCTTCTTTTAATTATTAACTTTGCTGCTTTTTTATCTTCCATATAAGTATTTATACGCAAAAAAAAGACCCCCGAAGGAGTCTTTTGAGAATATGTAAAACATATTACATAAGGTTTTTAACAGTAACTCTCTGATAGTATCTGTTAGAGTTCTTAGTGATACGTCCAAGACCTGCGGTTGTTCCTTCAGCAAATGGGTTAGCAACAATACCGTATCTGGTCTTGAAGCCAATTTTTGGCTGGAAGGAGTTTTCTCCCACAGCACGAACCATCTGTAGTGGAACGTAAGGGCAGTAAAACAGTCCTGCATCGTAAGGTGATGTACCTTTGTAACCAACAACATAATACTGTTGAGCAGCACTATTTGCTGAGAATGGATCGATGTATACTCTATACTTACCTTGTAATACACCAGCAAATGTATTGCCTGTGTCATCAACGTTAAGGTTAGAATTAAGTGCTGGAGTGTAATCCAATACACCTGCCATTGTAAGTGCAGAAGCAACGTCAGCAGAACAAAGGATCATGTTACCCTTTCCTCTACGAGTTCTTTGTGCAATTCTGTTTGCATCTCTTTCGATCTGGAAGAGTAGTCCTTTGAACTTCTCAACTGACCATCTACCGTTTGAATCGATATCAAGGTCGAATACACCTGTTTGTGCAACGTTTGTAGCAGCACCTGTTTCAGCAGACTTGTAGATAGTTCTAATAACTTCTCTGTTAATTTCAGCAAGAATCTCTGTTGAAAGAATGTTTGCTAATTCTGCTTCTGCATTTAGACCGTGAATTGCCTTAAGGTCTTGAGCTAGTTCTAAACTATACTCTGCCTTTAGTGCTCTGGACTTCGCAGTAACGGTGACCTTCTCGATTGAGAATGCCATTTCGTTGAAAGCTGGTGAGCTGTCTGTTCCAAGTGCTTCAGCCTTCTCTGTGTCCATACCACGACCAGTTTTGTATGTTAACTGTGTGCCATCAACACCTGCATTAGGGTTAAGTAGACCTGGGTTTGAACCTGGACTGTTTGTTCCAGTTGTACCAAAACCAACGGTTACTCCATCGGATCCTGCTACATATGGGTTACCAACATCAGTTGCGTTACCACCAGAACTAACTGCAGAGAACGCTGTGTCTGCTTCGTCGAATAGTGCTTCCGAACCATCTTGGGTTTTGAACTTAGATCTCATTGCGAAGATCAATCCAGTAGGACCAGTCATTGGTTGAACACCTGCTAGGTCATATGCGACCAAGTTAGGCATTGAACGACGGATCAAACTGATTAGAACAGGGTCGAAACCTGCTACAGGACTTGTACCAGCAGCATTACTGAAACCAGCATTTGCGCCTGATGAACCTGTGCTGTTTGCTGGAACAGCCTCTGAAAGAAACTCTCTTTCTTCTCTAATTGCTGTTTCTTGGTTCTCCAAAAGTTGTGCGGTAACCATTCTTTTATGATTATCCTTGATTGGCTCTAGACCTTCGTAATCAAGTAATGGTGCCCACTTCTTTTGCAGATGCTCGTGATTAATAGGAGCTTGCATTTGAAATTTACCTCTTTTAAGTTTAGTTTGAATTTATGATATGGAAATCATTTTTTAGAAACTCTGCTTAGAGTTTGAAGATAAGATTCCATCATACCAGAGACCGCTGGTTGCTGATGACCTGTTTCTGTACCTTCTGATAATGTCTCAGTTTTGTTTCTTTGAACATTAGATCCATTAGATGGGAAATAAGACTCCCTTAATGTCACTAGTTTCTCACGGTATGCGTCTTCACTATCAAACTCAACATTCTCTGCAAGTTTTACCAACTTGTCCTTCTGTGTTACAGCAAGACCTTCGGTGACATCTGCAAAGATTACATCAGAAGTAGATTCTGACAATCTCTTAGTTAGAGCAACGTTTTTATTAATTTGCTCGTTGAGTTTTTCTTCCATTTCATCAAGTTTATCTACCATATTATGGAGTACATCATATTTTTCTTCAGGGATTGTTACATAATGTTCTTCAAAAAGACTCTTCATTCCTGTAAGGAATGATTCAGTCATTTCAGTTTTGAGTCCTGATTCAACTGCAAGTTGATTTTCGGACATCCATTCATCGGCAACATACTCTAGGTATGCGTCGATTCTTTCTGTTAATTCTGATTTAACTGCAGAAACTTCTTCTACAATAGTTGCTTCGTATTGCTCTTGAAGTTCTGATTTAACTTCTGCAATTTTTGTTTTAATAGCAGCTTCGAAGATAGTTTTTGCTTTCTCCTGAAACTCTTCAGATAATTCTTCACCTTCTAGAAGTGCTTGAATATCTTCTTCTACATTGACTATAGTTTCAGTAACTACTTCTTCTTCTTCTGCCTCTTCTTCTTCGGCAACAACCTCAGATTCTTCAGATGCAACAGGTTCTTCTGCTACAACTTCTTCCTCTTTAACAGGTTCTTCTGCAACTACTTCACCTTCAACTTCAGCTTCCTCTTCCTTCATACCTGATGATTTCATAGGTTCTGCTGGTTTTGCACCCTTATTTACAATGTCTTTAACTTGCTTAAGGACTGCGCCAGCATCTTTGAGTTTTGCTGAATCGTCGTCTGGTTTATAGTTTTCAGGTGTAGGACCGCCTAGATCCTCTACTGTTGGTGGTGTTCCACCTGTTGTGAGCTTCTGCATTGGTTCTGCAGGTTGAGCTCCTTTGGTTACTACGTTTTCCATGTTGTGTAAATTGTTGCCTTTTCGGAGATTTCTCTGTATTTATTTATAGAACTTATAGATTTGATAAGAAATCATTAAACAAGTTAAGTTTATGTTCTTCTAATCTACCTTGATCTACAAGAGTATTGATTCTCTTTTTTGTTTGTGTTGCTTGGTGTTCACGAAGAATTCCTCCTTCCCAAACCCACTCTTTTCCTTCCATAATTCCAGATACAAATGCATCAGGAGCAGAAGGATCAGCAACGATATCTGCAGCAGTTGCTAACATAAAATCTTCACCAACTATCTTGCATCCATCACGATTTTCTTTTAAAGATCCAACACCACGAGACGAGACTCCGAGTGTTACACCTTCACCAATA